GTCCTCTTCGTCTAGAGTTAAAGCCTCGTCGCACAATGCGATGGCCCGTTTGAGACCGGCATACATGCCGGTCATGCGTCCATACTCGAACGCATCCCGTTCAGCGGGTATGTCAAGCGCAGCGTGAGCCAATTGGCCCAGTTCTTTGTTAAGCGCCATCAATACCCGCTCAATAAGATAGTCTGTTGCGTGTTTGCGCACTTAACAGACCTTACCGCCATTGCGAAGCCCTTTCATGGACTTCTGGCGGTCGTGTTTCTTGTCAATGGCAGACTTTTCATAAGCCTTCATGGACATACCATGCTTTTTGGCGAGTTTCTTGTCCTGCGCCATGTCTTTGGCAGAACCTTCAAACTTTGTTATGCCGCCCTTTGCCATAGGGGCTGCTTTGCCCTTGTGCTGCGGGATCGGCATGTCCATCGCATAACGCTTATGCTGGTTGATAGGGCCTTTCATCATCATACTCCGTTAACGACCGATACCGGTTCCGGTTCTAAGGTTTGATTTGTTTCCAACAGAGATCTCTGACGCAGAAATCAACATGGCCGTCTGATTGTCCTCGCGGTTCATTTCCGCTTTGGCAGCAATCTCGGCCATCTTCATCGCTTTATCATCTGCGATCTTCTGTTGCTTCAGTGCAGCATCGACCTGATCCGCTTGCGTCTTGCGCTGCGTTTCGGCTTGCTGATTCTGTGCGGCCTGCATTGCAACCTGTTCAGGGGTGACTGGTTGTTGCGACATAGACTGCACGAATTGGATGGCTTTTTGCAGGATTTCAGGCAACGCGCCCAATTGTTCCTGCGCTGTCTGGTTTACAAAGTCACTTGCAGCAGCAAGGGTGCGATCATATTCGCGGTCGATCTCCGGATTTTCCGGATCCATCAACAATGAAATGTCCACGCCAGCCGCTTCCGATCCGATCCGAACCACTTCATTCACATACCACAAAGCAATGTGATCTTTGATGTGATTGAGAATAATTGGAGTGAATTGCGGTGCAATTACAGGATTTGAACCCAAGACAGGGTTCATCATGTAATTTAAATGCGTCTTCAGATGCGCAATGTGGTCCTGATCCGGGAAAGCAACAATCGGGCTGCCCATGGTTGCTGCCACATTTTCATTAACCGCGTTCATCCGCTCCGGTTTCGGCATCGGATTGAGCAGTTTCTTTGCAGCGTTCGGGATCTTCGTGCGTTCAAGGATCATTTCTTCGACAGCGCGGAGATTATAAAGCTGCGGCATGGCCTGCGCACGGGCTTCAATAATTTCGATCTGCGCATAACGCTGCATGTCGGAGAAGATGTTTGGATCCGACACCGGAATGACATCCATCGGACCATCAAAGTCCGACCGGCGCACCAGCAATTCACCAAATTCGTCAAAAACCTCATCATCTTCAAGATACATGCGGTTCAGGCGGTGAAGAACCTTGAGCATCCGGCCCATTGCATCATGCAAACGCGCATGAATTGCATTGAAGACCGTCATGCCCTGTTCAATAAGAGCCAATGTCGTGCCGACCGGCATCCGGTTCGGGTTATCCGACAAATCTTCAAACGTCGTGCGCACAACGCTCTTTGATGTTTCTGTCAGGAAGCCCAAAAGCTGATACAAAACAGGCGACGGGCCGTTAAACGGCAGCGGCATGAATGTTTTGCGGATGTCGTCGCTGTTTGGTGTGCCTTCAACTTCGATGACTTGCGTAGGCTGGATGTTGAGCGACTGACCGCCCTTTGATCCGCCCTTTAACTTCAAGCCCGTCTGCGAATTTTGGATGTGAGCAGAATCAAGAAGCGCACGAAGCGATCCTGTCATGGCTCCGGACAGGTTTCCAATCATGTGCGTAATGCCAATCGGATATGCACCGCGCCATGGGACAAATGGAAACTCGATAATCCAGTCTTCAGCAATGCGACGAGCGTCTTTCTCGTCCCAATTGCGGTAGATCGACAAAACCTTTTTGCTGGTTGCGTCGATTGTCACGATATACGGAGCAACTTCACCGTCTGTGACGGAATCTTGCGTAATTTCACATTCGCAATAGATCTCATAGATCTGACGAAGGCCGTCTTCATCGTAATAATCGTTTTGCTCTTTGCCTTCGATCTTGTTGTTGGCTTTTTCAGCCTTTGTTTCATCCGGAACAGCGCCCGGGATCAGGTTGATGTCCCGATAAAGACCTGATGCAACGCGGCGTTCATACTCAAGCGCCGTAATTTTCTGCGCATGTGTTGTGCGTTCCGACGTGTGAAACGATGTTGCTGCATATGGAAGATAGATTTCATCGACCGGAATGAAATATGCGCGTGGACGCTTCAAGCGACGGTCCCACGTCATCTTCAAATAGCTGACACCACCAAGCGGAACCTGCGTTAGAAGCTGTTCAAGCTCGGAACGAAACTCCGGCATTTGCTGTGTAAGCTGCCAATTGAAATAACGCGTCTTGCGACGTGCTTTATCAACCTTTTCCTGCGTCGGCTTGCCAATAATCTGGTCTTTGACCGGACCACTTTCTGCACCCGAACGCGGAAACAATTCTTTGATTGCGCGTGAAGCAAAATCAACCGACACTTCGGTCAAAATCGGATGCACAACTCGGCTTGCGCCTTGGAATTGTGCGCCGCCCGGTGCGTCATTGCCCAATCCGGTGCGCTTCAAGCCTTCTTCATACTGTTTATCACGCAATTTTCGTGATTCTTTGTCACGCTCAAGAGCATCGACAAGCTCTTGCGCCATAAACTCCATGGAATTTTCATCAATTTCATCAGCAAGATTGGCGTAAAACTCTGGGTTTTCTTCAACCAAATTGCCCATTGTGACATAGACACCACCGTCTTCGGTTTCTTCCATGTCTGTTTCTTCAGCTTCAATGCTGACAAACTGGCCGTTCGGGTTCTCTTCGTCCATGTCTTCAATATCGGCCATTGTTTATCTCTTTCCCATTGATGCAAGCGGAGAAATATAGCCGCCATCGGCTTTTTCTTCAGGCTTCTTCATGTATTGGTTGTAAATGTTCTTGCCCGCAATGCTTAAAATGCCAAGAGGCGAGAACAAAGACAAAAGGTTTGCAGCGCCTTCCATGTTTGTTTTGCCTCCGGTCATACCAGCAAGGCTTTCAAGCACTGTTTTGGTGTAATATTCTGCCATTGGCGGGCCAAACTGCGTTGTGATGCGCGTTTTGACTTCTTCGACAGGAACACCCATGGCTTCGGCATATTCTTCTTTGCTCATGCCGTTTGCAATCTGACCAGCATCTTCAAGCGTTGCGACCGTTTTTTCATATTCCGTCTGCGGTGCTTGCTGACCTTTTGCTGGCTTTGCTGCGCTTGCAGGAAGATCAGCTTCATCTGCACCGCTTTTATAAACACTTGTTGCGCCCGTTTTTGGGTTTGTCCATTCAAATGTTTCAATGCCGCGCTTTGTTGCATCAGCATATGCAGCATTGAAGTCCTGACGAATTGTTTCGCCCGGCTGAAGGGTGTCACGATAAATACCCATGGCTCTCAACTGATCTGCCGTCATGGGCGATGTTGATTGCGTCGGATCTGCCGGTTCTTGACGCGATAAACCTGCTGCTGGTGCGGCAGCGGGCGGTGTGATGCCGCGCGTAAGTGGTGCTGTAACAGGTGTGCTTCCAAGGGCAGCTTCAAATCCTGTCAAACCTGTTTGCGGTGCTGCAACAGGAGTGGCCGGTGCTTCAACCATGCGTGTAGGCGGCAAAGGAACTGTTCTTGTCGGTGTTGCAACAGGTGTCAAAAAGTCTGCTGCATTGATTGTTCCGACAATATTGCCATCAGAATCTTTAAGCTCAATCGGAACAGCGCCCAGTGCTTTCTGCATTGTTGCAGGATCTTGCGCATACAACGTGCCGGTTGTCGGATCATATTGCGAACCAGCGCGTTCCAAAGCGGAAGTCATTTTTGCAATAGCTTCTTCTTGTGAAGGAGCAAACATGCTCTTCCAACCAAGAGCAGAAAGCATTTTTTGATAAGCAAACTCTGGGTTCAGAGTGTAATTCTGATACGAATTTGGATCCAGTTCCGTTTGCGGATAGGGGGTTCCGGTTTCATCCATTTGCTGCGCGGCTTCTGCAACGGCAGCTTGTCTTTCAGGGCTTGTTGCGCCCATCAGATCAAATGATGTCAGTGCCGGTGTAATGTCACCAACGGCAACCGGTGCGCCATATGTTGCCATTTGCTCCGGATAACCAAAGGCAGACATGGAACCGTATGACGGATATGCTGTTGGCAAAGATTCAGCGCCCGGTGCGCGGTCCTGATATTTCTGTCCGGGCATCAATCCCGTATCCATAATTGGTCCACGGATACCAAGCGCATCAAGAACCTGTTGCTGTGTTGGTGCTGGTGCAACAGGCTGACCTGCAATGCCCAATACATCAAGCATTTGTTGCTGTGACTGCGGCGGGAAGGCCATGCCAGCAACACCTGATGAAACAAACGGCGACATAATTTCTTCGCCGCCAAACGGTTCTGTTGAACGGAAAAGATTATCAAGCGCGGTGTTTTGCGGTTGCTCTGCTGCGGCAGCAGATTTTACGCCAAACAATTCGCTTGCAATGTCTGATGCTGTGTTAAGAGCTTCACGCAACGGCGAAGATGATGTTGCCATTTGCGGCGTCGGTGCGCCTGTAAACGGCTGCGCACCAAGTCGCTGTGCGGTTTGCATTGCACCAGCGCCCCACGGAGCCATCTGAACGTGAGCAGGATCAGCCGATCCTCCCCATCCCCAACCTTCTTCGGCAGCAATACGCGCAAGATCGCGGTATCCTTGGTCGTTCAGGTTTTCGACATCCATTGCCAAACCGAAGTTGTGCATGGAGCGGCCGGGGGCTGCGGTCAGATTTCCGTCTGCTGCATTGTAAAGTGCTGCTTGCTGCGCCATCGTGCGGCCGACACCAAACTGATCGAAGCCCGGCGAATAGCCTTCATCCATCATGCGGTTCAGGATTGTTGCGCCTTGTGTTTGCGCAACAGGATCAAACTCGTTGAGTTTGGCAAGGTTATATTCTGTTCCCTGACCAATGCCTGTTCTGCGGTCGCGTGTTCCGGCATCGCCCTGACCTGCGGCCATGCGCATTGCTGTGAGGCCAATGTCCGTGTAGCCGGGATCTGTCGGAGCGGCAGCAAAGTTGGATACACCGCCGGGCATGGTTGCGCCCTGATACATGCCAGCGTTCATGTCCGAGAAATTGATGTCGCTCAATTCCGGACGTGTGTTGCCAAGATCAATTGGTCCTGCGCCTATGGCTGGCGCTGCTGTAAAAGAAGGTGTTGTCGCAAGTTGTCCGAGACCAGAAAGATCGCCGGTCCCACCGATGGGGAGACCCGACATAATATCGTAACTTGCGACCGACGGTTCATCACGAGTTGCTTGTGCAGGCCGCGCATCTCTTTGTCCCATAGATAAGGAACCGCCGCCAATACCCATTGGTGAAAGCGACGTTTGACCGCCTGTGCGATCAGCGGAATATCCTGAAACAGATAAACGATCCGCCGTGCGGGCCGCCGCCAGACTTCCGCCACCATCTCCACCCGTGCGAGAAGTAAATCCACCGCCGCCAGTGCTGGAGTAGCCACCATATCCGCCACCGGACGTAGAACTGCTGAAGCCACCACCGCTGACACCTGACGGAGACGACGAGCCACCGCCAAAACCACTGAGGCCGCGGCTGACGCCGCCGTAATTAGACGACGTAACGCTGCTACCAGACGGATCCGCACCAGCAAACTGAGGAAGACCAGTGTGAGGATTAATATCTCCGGAGCCACCCATCTCTTTAAGAAGCTGCGCCTCTTCAGGATTGATATGCGCGAGGATGGTATCCCCATTTTTGCCGTGAGATTGGATGGACTTACCCACCTCATCCATGACTGCGGGGTTTGAAATGAAACGGTCAAAGTCCAGTCCACGCGATGCAAATTCTGCTCTGATTGTGTCTTTAACACCTGCAAGTTCATCGTTGACTTGGCCTCCCTTTGCCATGCCCATCGTTTGATTAAGCTGTGTTTGTGCGGGTAAAATTTGTGAACCCGTCATTGTCCCGCTGTCTTGCGGCGATGCAGCAAAGACTTTTGTTTGCGGCTGGTTCATCATTCCCGTCAGCCGGTCTTGCGTAATTCCAGCAAGAGGCGATGCAAATCTCGGATTTGTCGGATCAAACGGCATAAGGGTTCACCACTGGGATTTGCGGCCGATAGGGTTCGTCATCATCGTCTTCAGTCACCGACAATCTAGCATTATCGGCCATCCAGCGCAAAGCCTGAGTGGTGGCGTCAACATAGTCATCATGCTTGATCGACCCTTCGCCGCGGAAGGTGCAAAGCTGGGTTATCAATTCGTCTGTCCATGTTGCGGGGTATCCGGGGGATTTTTTTGATTCGACGACATAGACAAGTCCGGCGTGGAAAAGGTGGGAGACGGCGTGTAGTCGCTGGAGCTTTGAAGCGCGTCCCGGATTGTATGCAATGGGAAATATCCCTTCCCGGTAGAGCATCTGTCTGAGAGAGATACCCGACCCTTTATCCTCGATAAGAAGATGGTCAGGCTTTTGGCCCATATTATAAGGTTTATTTGATCCCCGGGCCGGTTTGATGGCCGCTCGAAACTCATCATCACCCCACCTCACGGACATCTCTTTCTTCGCCTTCTCGATAAGTTCTGGCATACCGATATGGTCTTGCCAACAGTCCAGAAGCAAAAATCCCGTCCGTCCGTCGTGGTCGAAATACCCCCATACCGCACAAGCGGTCGGATCCGGATCTTTCGTTTTCTTGTCGATCTGCTTGTCCGTAAAAGCCGTATCCAGCGACACAACAATCAACTGAAGAGGCGGTAAAGGAACCGATCTAGGCCAGATCTGTATCCAGTCTCGCTTGATAACACCCCCCTCTTCCGCATCCAGTAACTCACCCAAAAGCTCCTGCCGACCAATCTTAGTCCCGGAGTATTGATCCAGATTTTCAAAAAAGCTCTTTGGAAGATTGTCCCGGTTCTCATACGTTGACCCCCTGATAAGATGCGTCCCCGGCAGATTAATCAGCTTCCTGACAATCGGTATCGGCCGCGGCGTCGTTGTCCAAATCGTTTGAGGATGCTCCCCCAAACGCATCCCAAATTGCAACAGATCCCAAACAGTCTGCCCATCCTCCCAAGCAGCAAGCTCATCACACCATGCCCAATGATGCTGCGGTCCACGGAGGCGATCAGGCTCCGAGGCAGAAAACCCCTGCATCGTTGACCCATTCGTCAACGTAATCTTCAAATCCGACTTGTTATACGCGGCCACACATTCCGCAGGAATTTGCGACAAAATTCCAGCAGGCCCCTCAATGCAAACCGACTGAACGTCATACCGCGTCGGTGCAATAATCGCCCCAAACGACTGAGGCATCATCCACGCCTTCCACCACGCCCACGCCGCCCCCATCCTTGTCTTGCCAAAGCCTCTCCCAGCAAGCGCACCACCATACGACCAATCATTATCCTCCGGGAACAACTGGTTCGGCCTTGCTGCCATCAGCCACTTCAGCCGGGCATTGATCGCCAATTGATTAACGGGGTCCAGTTTAGCGGCCTCGTCGGCTATGGTTCTGAATGGTGTCATTATGTCAGTGACCAAAATTTGAAAAAATTGGGGAGGGGGGCATCCGGTATATATCGCGGGCCGCGCGGGGGGTCATCGCCTCTTTTCGTTCCGGTCCCGAAACGGTCTTGCCTTCGGTGTCGGCATCCGGCGCGTTCCGGTTCACCGGATCAAATCGTTCTGGCTCTGGCAATGGTCGGTCGGTCATATGCCTATCGGCTCCCGTCGGTATGGTCTGGCAGGGTTGCGGGTTCTAGGTCGATAACATTGTTTCCCGTATCAGCAAGGCTACGCGTTCGCGCCATTTCCGCCAACTGCTTAAGCGCTTGCCCAATATCGGACTGCACCTGCAGCGGTGCTGTCTCGTCTCCCTTGATCTCGACCGATGCCTTTTTCGCGTGAACATACGGAGCCGCCGCTACCGCCGCTTCGAAGCGTTGCTTGAACGTCAGTTCTTCCGGTGAACCGTCCTTCTTGAACATTCGATCTTGCATGGTCGCCAACAGGAACGCGAGCGGCAAATCCTTCGGTTCGCTTGATACAGCCGCCAGAACCTTTTCGACCTGAACCTTGGTTCGGGCCTTTCCCTCGCGCTTTTTGTATGGACCTTTGGACCCTGCCGGACGCCCTGCGCCCTGTCGCTTTCCCCCTGCGCCCATCGTTTCGCCTCCGTTCCAATGTAATGTTATAACATAACATATTGAAAACATTATTATCGGCAATTTCCCTAAAAATCAAATTCCCGTCGTTTTAATCAATTCTTTGATTTGCCCCTGCATAGGCTAAAGACCGGACCCTATCCCCTCCCCTGTTATCCTCTCCCCCTATCTCTCCCCCTTATGTCTCTCTTACAAGATCAGCAAAGGATGCGGCTTTCGGCCTTTCAATTTTCACCCCACCGCCCGCCAGATGCACCGCCCGCCCCACGCCATAAACCCGCCCGCCCCCGCCCATAGTTAGCCTATCGCCTAACAGCCCCTAACAATCCCGACCGCCCCTTGCCGCCGATCCCAAACCAAACCCCTACGCCTAGCACCGGACCCAACCGGAAAATATCGTCCTAATTATTTCCGGACATAATTCCCCGATTTATTTCCCCCTTTCCCCTGTCTGTTATGACCCCAGCAAAGATGGACCTTTCGGCCCCTGCACCGAAATAAATCCCCGAATTAATTCCGAAAACAAATCAGCGAATTATTTCCGGAAATAAATCGCCGAATTATTTCCCCCTTTAGCGCCCGCGCTTGCTAAACCCTTGTTTTCCCTCGTTTATTTCGTCAACACTTTTTTGTTGACTTGCCCTTTTCTTTATGCACTTATGCTTCTGACATTATGTCACCACAGGAGGACCACATGAGCTTACAAGCCGTAAAGCACCGCCAAGCCCTAGAGCGTAAGATCGTTGGAATGATTGTTGAGGACGCACTGGCCCGAGGCTATCGCGTCGCAATCGACAACGGCGACCACGAGATGACCGCCCCATTTTCGCATTTTATTCGGATCATGTCCGAGGCTATGCGAACCGATGAAGAAGCCCTTGTTTTCTATAAAGATGATGAGGACGACGGCCTCCGCCGCGTCGGAGCCGTTTATCTTGTTTACGGAAACGACGGTTTCGACGCCATCGCCGACCATACCGACAACAAGGAAACCCGCGCCATTATTCGCCGCGCCGAAGCCTTCGCCGAGACCGCCGAAGCCGAGGAGCGCGTCTAATGACCGGACTGGAATTTTATAAAGAGATATTGGACGGCCTCGCCGTCCTTTGTCTCGTTGCCATTGGCCTTTCAATTATCCCACCAAAGAAAAGGAACCGTTAACCATGACCGAATTTTATTTGATGAAAGTGAAAATGGTTTTTAACGCAAGCGGAGATGATGACTTTCCTTTTGAAGTTCATTCAGTGCGCCGAGACAAATGCCTTGGCAAATTTCCAGACCGTCGCCTTGCCGAGGCTTTCATTCTCGCCGCCGAACTGATCGACAGCGAACAAGGTGAATTTCTGCATAGTGAACTAAACCCAGAGGAGGAATAAGAAATGGAACAGATTTATTTGGACCCCGCTCAAGTTCCCGCCCACCTTCGCGGCGGCTACACCGGAAAGAAGTTTAAGGCTGAATTGGTCGAGACTGTCACAGTTCCCGCCGAGGCCGGATTGTGGTCCGGCGGCTCTCGTGACGTTTATTTTGCTCTCGACCTATCGACCGGAGAGCGTAAAAGCGTGACCGATACTTTTTCCGCCCCGTGGGACAATCGGCAAAGCCAAAAGATTGCTCTCAAATCGGGCTTTGCAGTTGTGCGTCGCCAAACCTTCCAAGGTGTCGATTTGGGCCTGACTTTTTACCTATTGCCAAGCGACGCGGCCCCGCTACTGCCACCGCCCGCCGAAGAATTGACCGAAACCGAATTGACTGTCCTTGCCATTATTCGCGGCCTCAAATCTGGATACCGCGCGGAGGAATATCGCCGGAAGGGAATTTCCGAGGCCGAAGTTGAGGCTATCAAAGCGGGCCTTATCCGCCGCGAGTATCTCAACAAGGCCGGAGCCATCACCACGAAAGGCCGGAACGCCGCAGGGGACCGCCGCCCATACTAAAGGCCGAAACGGGCTTAGGCCCGTCGTAGGGTTATTCCCTGCCTGATGAAGGCCATCAGTAACCAAAGAGAGGACCACGCCATGATTGACTTTTTTTATATCGGATCGACCCCCTCAGATGAACCTTGCGCCCAGACAGGCGTCACCGAGGGGGCCGAGCGCCTGAACCGCGCGGAATGTAACGCCTACATTACCGCCCTGCGCAAAGTATACGGGCCGGAGCCTGACACCGCCTATTACCGGATCAAGCGCGAAAGCCATGATTTTGGCGTGTATTATGAGGTTTGCATCTATTTCGACGTGAACGATCCCGAGGCCGTGGCTTATGCGTCACGCGTCGAGATGGGCCTTGATACATGGGAACAGGCCGAGATGACCGCGCCTTTTCAGTATGATGACCGATCACAACCTATCGGCCTTGCCGCCTAGCATCTCATTGGGGACAGGTTCCGGCCTGTCCCGCGTCGGGTGCTAGACCCGTTTTCAGCAATAGGAGAACCACAAAATGGGAATTTTTATTGAAACCGCTTCCGGCTATGTCCACGAAACGGAAGTTCCAGAGTTTTATCCAAACGACAAACGCTTGACCAAAAAGGAAGGCAAGCGCCGCCAAAAAGAGCAAGCGCTCCAGACGTTGCGCGGCATGATTAAACCGAGCGACAGGATTTATTGCACCGTCCGGCACGTTGCCCGATCTGGCATGAGCCGCGCGATTGATTTTTATATGATCCAAGGCGAGCGCATGGCCGAGTTAACTGGCCTGATTGCTTTAGCCCTTGATTATCGCATGGCAAAGCGCGGCCTCACGGTTACCGGATGCGGAATGGATATGGGCTTCGCGGTTGTTTATTCGTTAGGCCATGCGCTTTGGCCGAATGGAACGCCAGAGCCACACGGAACGCGCAACGGCGAACCGGACACAGATGGCGGTTACGCCCTGAAGCACGAATGGTTGTGAGGGGGCGGCAATGGAAAACGATAAATCTGGGCGCTGGTTCGCCCTTGCCGATGATGGGCGGCTTTATTGTCTTGGCGATTGCGGGGACATTGAAGCCGCCGAGGAAAGCGCGTCGGACCTTGGGATCAATCCGATTTGGTTAATTGATCCCGAAACCGCCCGCCAATGGCGCGACTTGTTGCAAGCCGAGGCCACGCCATGAAGCCGAACGCGCCTAGCGTTTTACGCAAATCAATTTTCTGGCAACAGCACGTTGCCGCCCAAACCCGCGACCCGAAACAACGGGCGCGGGCATTGGCCGCCGTTGAGCGGCTCACCGAAGAATTGCGCACCGCCGAGCAATCAGCGGGCGCAACCGAGCATGAACCGATTGCAACCAACCCAGAGAGGACCACAAAATGAGCGCCGCAGTTACACTTGCTTTTTTCAAATCGAAAGATTGGCCGAGCTACATGGCCGCAAAGAACGGGGGAGCGGTTTATTCCGTTTCTCTAGACTATCCCGAAGCGCACAAAGGCTTAGATCAAAACGCTATCTATGAAGCGATTGATTGCATCAGCGCCGCCAAAAAGTGCTTTGGAATTGACGATCCGCTGTCGTTCGTCCTGATCGACGACGATGGACACATTGTCGATTTTTCATGAGCATGAATCGCTCGCAACCGAAGGAGGACCACAAGATGCTTAAATGGGAAGTTCAGCATTTCACGCTGTTGGATGGATTTGTGAACACATGGACCGAAGAATTTGACGGTGAGGAATTGCCGATCTACTTCGACACGGAACGAGAGGCGCGGGAAGCCCTCGACATTTTCCTTGCTGATGTGGAGATGGAAATTCGTTTCGGGTGGCGCGACGCAGAAGCAGGATATAATCCGCGAGAGTTTCGCGTTTGGCCTGTTCAGACCAGCCGAGACATCGCACCGCTCGGCCATGCGGTCGGGCATAAGACCGGAACGCTTCACGGATTGTCGGCGGATCAAATCGCCACAATCCTCAACAACCCGCAAGTGCCGGACGATGAGTCGAAAGTGCGTTATTCATGGGCCTTCAAGTCGGACGGTTACGAATGTGGGGTTTGGGATTATTACGGATCAGCCGACCGTTTGAACTTCTCGACCTACGGGCCAAGCCACATATTCAAAGACATATTTGGAGATCACTATGAAGGACGCGGAACAGATGTCACCAGTGCAGCTTAAGGGACACTTGAAGCGTCTCAATCTGGAACCAGTGGAATTTGCGGCAAAGATAGGAAGAAGTGAACGGCAGGTTTACCGATGGCTTGCCGGAACTACGCCGATCCCGAAGGTTGTGGTGTTGCTGTTGAAGCAGATTTAATAAAAAGGCCGGTGCGGAGAACCACCTACGCACCGGCCAGTCTTTGTGAGCCTACCGGCGAGACAAGCTCACAATTTCAACAAGTCCCTGACACCATTCCGACCGAGGAGCGAGAACATATCGTTCCAATCAGCCCCCGACGCTTCAGGAATGGCAACACGGATTTTATAGCGGTTCGGAAATTCTCTTTCAAGCCTCCATGCCAATTTGTAAGCCGATAGCTGACCCACGAATGACTTGTCATTGTCCCCGAATATCCAAACCTTCTCGATAGGCTCCGGCGGCAACCATTTTGCCATCATCACAGCATTGACCGCGGCCCAAGT